CAAGAACAACCATGTTACCTAATGAGAAATCAACATTTAAAAGAAAAGCACCGTTATATATTCCAAATAGCAATTAATATTTCAAAAAATTGAAAAAGATAATTCAATGGCTTACAGGTGGCGTTATCAAAGAAGTTGGTAACGTCATTGATAAGCTTACTACCACGGAAGAAGAAAAACTGCTGATTAAAAAGCAAATCCAAGAAATAATGGAGAAAGCTAATAATGATGCGGAGGCCCAAATAACAAGGCGGTGGGAAAGCGATATGAAAAGTGATTCATGGCTTTCTAAAAACACTAGACCTATGGCTTTAATATTTTTATCTTTTATGGCTATAGCCTTTATATGGGTTGATAGTCATCATGAAATATCTTTCACTGTAGAGCAAGAATGGATTGGATTATTAAAACAGTTACTTACAACTGTTTATATAGCTTATTTTGGATCACGAGGCGTGGAAAAATTCAAATCTATAAGTAATAATAAATAGTAAGAGTATTAATTAAATTAAATCAAATTAAATGAAAAAAACAATATTAATATTGTTTGTGTTATTTAGCAGCTTTTTATGTGCACAGACTGAAACATTATTGCTAGAGGGTGAATGGGAATCAAGCGACACTTCCTACAACTGTATTATAACGGTTGGTAATCATAATGAACTTGATAGAGTTAAAACTATTCATAATGTTAGTTATAAAGAAAACATGGTTTTAGTAGAGAAAATAAAGTTTCAAGATAGGTACAAAGTTATAACAACTCACACAAATGAAGCAAACGGACATACAGTTGAATCGACGTATGTTTTAAATGGCCCAAACACTTTACATAGAAAGTTTAGAGGAGATTCAAACATGCATATAATATATGCTAGAGTATATAAACAATTAAATTAAATTAAGATGGCAAAAGTAAAAGAAGTAAAAGAAGTTAAAAAAGTAAGTGCAGAAGAGTTAAAAGTTATTCAAGACCAGCAAAAAAACTATCAACAAATAGTGGAGCAGTTAGGTTTAGCTGATGTTAGAAAACATGCTTTGTTAGCACAGTTAGATTCGTTAGTTCCAAAGATTGAAGAAACTAAAAAAGCTCTTGAAGGTAAATATGGAAACATAAATATCAACGTATCAGATGGCGCTTTCGATGAAATAAAATCTGAGGAATAATGGACAGTGTAATAAGAAAGATAAGTATAGGTTCGGACTATAAAAACGACGCTATGCACTATTCAGTTGGACAGATTGTCTATGGTGGTCATGAAATCGCTTATATAACATATGACCTAGAAAGTAATTCTTATAACATACATATTAAAAAAAACAATGAGGTATTGCCATGGAAGAGATTTAACTCCAACATGGCTATATCTATTGAGTATGATTTAGAATATTAATGAAAAGTGTTTATGACTTTATAATTGAACCGTTAGGTGAAACTTATAATAATAAAAAAAACGTAGCTGGTAAAGAGCTAGTGTTAAATACTAAAATAGAGAACTACAAGTTTATAAACAATGTAGCAAAAGTATTAGAAACACCCTTAGCTTATGATACACCTATAAATAAAGGTGATTTAATATTAATACATCATAACGTTTTTAGAACTTTTTATGACGTAAAAGGTATAAAGAAAAAATCTAGATCTTACTTTAAAGATGATAGTTATTTCTGTGCTTTAGATCAAATATATCTTTATAACCCTGGTGATAAATGGAGATCAGTAAACGATAGGTGCTTTATAAAACCCTTAGAATCTAAAGACTCACTAAGAACAGATAAAGAGCAAAAGCTTGTTGGTATATTGAAAATAGGTAATAGCTCCTTAGAAGAGCTAGGAATAAACGAGGGAGACTGCGTTGGGTATACTCCTTACGGAGAATATGATTTTGTGGTAAATGAAGAGCGTTTATATTGTATGAAATCAAATGATATTGTAATTAAATATGGAAGTAAAGAAAACCAAACAGAATATAATCCAAGCTGGGCAAATAGCGGTTGAAGAGTTAATCAAAGTCGCTAAAGAGCCCATTATAGATTTTGGCCCTGACATATCTGCAGATAGATTAAAAAATGCTGCAGCTACAAAAAAGCTAGCTATATTCGATGCGTTCGAGATATTGCAAAGAATTCAAGAAGAGGAAAATATTATAAACGAAATACCTAAAGAGGCTAAAGAGGAAAAGTCTTTTAAAGGTTTTGCTGAAGGAAGATCTAAGAAATAATGTATCAACAAGATCTATATAGAGTATTAAAAAACCACGTTAAACCTAAGATTCTTAAACGAATGAATAGGTATAATAAGTGGGAGTATGGATATAACGAAGACCACGATATGGTGGTTATATCTAAGACGGGCAAGGTAGGTGAGATATATGAAATTCAAAACCTCAAAATAGCATTACCAGAAAAACCTGAAATTGTTGAAACTTTAGGCAATAACAAGTGGGAAAGAAAACAATTACCAGTAGAATTTAAAAAAATAAAAACAATATTTGATTGGGAAGATTATCCATCTGATTTTAAAGAACAATGGTATGATTACATCGATAAAGAATTTACTTACAGGGAAGAGGGTTTTTGGTTTATTAATAAAAACAATCCTACCTATATTACTGGCACTCACTATATGTACTTGCAGTGGTCCAAGATTGATGTTGGGAAACCAGATTTTAGAGAAGCAAACAGATTATTCTTTATCTTTTGGGAAGCTACAAAAGCAGATGACAGATGCTATGGAATGTGCTACCTTAAAAACCGTCGATCAGGGTTTTCATTTATGTCCTCAGCCGAAGCAGTCAATCTTGCTACAATGTCTACGGATTCAAGATACGGAATATTATCCAAATCTGGTTCTGATGCAAAAACAATGTTCACAGATAAAGTTGTACCAATATCCGTTAACTACCCGTTTTTCTTTAAACCAATCCAAGACGGTATGGACAGACCTAAAACTGAACTTGCTTACAGAGTACCTGCCTCAAAGTTTACTCGTAGAAAATTGGAAGCCAATGAAAAAACCCAAGAGATCACTGGTTTGGATACTACTATCGACTGGAAAAACACTGGTGACAATGCCTACGATGGAGAAAAATTAAAACTACTTGTCCATGATGAAAGTGGAAAGTGGGAAAGACCTAACAACATACTTAACAATTGGCGTGTTACAAAAACAACACTTAGACTAGGATCAAGAATTATTGGTAAGTGCATGATGGGAAGTACTTCAAATGCTCTAGATAAAGGAGGAGATAATTATAAAAAATTATACTATGATTCAAACGTCAAAGAGAGAAACGCCAATGGACAGACTCGCTCAGGACTCTATTCTTTGTTCATACCTATGGAATGGAACTACGAAGGATACATTGATTCTTATGGCATACCTGTATTCGACACACCAACTAAGCCTGCGGAAGATCCGCATGGTATCAAGATAAAACAAGGTGTTATAGGATATTGGCAGAATGAAGTCGATGGATTAAAAGGCGATCAAGACGCTTTAAATGAATATTATAGACAATTTCCAAGAACAGAAGAACACGCTTTTAGAGACGAAGCTAAGTCGTCTTTGTTTAATCTAACTAAGATATACGAACAAATAGATTATAACGGTGACGTAGGTAAAACAAAGCTAGTAACAAGAGGTAATTTTATATGGGAAGGTGGAGTAAAAGATACAAAAGTTCTATTCGCACCTAATACTAACGGAAAGTTCTACATAACATGGGTGCCTGATATACATCAGCAAAATCAAGTTATAATAAAAAGAGGTATAAAATACCCGGCGAATGATCACATGGGCGCTTTTGGATGTGATCCATATGACATATCTGGTACAGTAGATGGTAGAGGTTCTAATGGCTCTCTACATGGTTTAACTAAATTTAGCATGGATAATCATCCAGCTAATCATTTCTTTTTAGAATATATAGCTAGGCCTCAAACAGCTGAAATGTTTTTTGAAGACGTACTTATGGCCTGTGTGTTTTACGGTATGCCAATACTAGCTGAAAACAATAAACCTAGATTACTTTATCATTTTAAAAGAAGAGGTTATAGAGGTTACGCAATGAACAGACCGGATAAATTAAAACTATCTGTAACGGAAAGAGAGATAGGTGGAATACCTAACTCAAGTGAAGATATAAAACAAGCTCATGCAGCTGCTATTGAGTCTTATATAGAAGACTTTGTAGGTTTAAGGTCAACCGGAGACTATGGAGACGTGTATCTTCAAAGAACTTTAGATGATTGGTCTAAGTTTAATATAAACAACAGAACGAAGCATGATGCTTCTATTAGTTCTGGATTAGCTTTAATGGCTTGTAATAAAAACAAATACAGACCAATACCAATGAACGTAGTAAAAAACTATGATCTAGGTTTTAAAAGATATAATAATAAAGGAACAATATCAAAAATAATTGAATAAATGAAAATGTATACTAACTCAAATAGCGCCTTTCCAAGTCAGGTAGTACCGGATGCAGAAAAAGCTTCGTGGGAATACGGTTCGCAGGTAGCACAAGCTATTGAGACAGAATGGTTTAATCAAGGAAGAACTAACGGTAATAGATATCTTACTAGTTTTAATAATTTTCATCATTTAAGATTATACGCTAGAGGAGAGCAACCTGTTCAAAAATACAAAGACGAGTTATCTATCAATGGTGACTTAAGCTACTTAAACCTAGATTGGAAGCCAGTGCCTATTTTATCCAAATTTGTAGATATAGTTGTTAATGGCATATCTAGTAAAGAATATGATATTAAAGCTTACTCTCAAGACCCAGAGTCTGTAAAGAAAAGAACCATGTATGCAACTTCTGTTGCTGAAGATATGTTTGCTAGGGAACAAATGCAAGCAGCTCAACAAAGTTTAGGTATAGACTTACAGAGAACTTCACTACCTCCAGATGAAATACCTAGAACTCAAGAAGAACTAGAGTTGCATTTACAGTTAAGTTATAAACAATCAATAGAGATTGCAGAAGAAGAAGCTATAACAACTACATTAGCTAAGAATAAGTGGGAGTTAACAAAACGTAGATTAAACGAAGATTTAGTAGTTTGTGGTATTTCTTGTGCTAAAACAAGTTTTAATACAGCGAATGGTATAACTTTAGATTATGTTGATCCAGCTTACTTAATTTATTCATACACTGAAGATCCTAATTTTCAAGATATATATTATGTAGGTGAAGTAAAATCAATAACTATACCTGAACTAAAAAAACAATTTCCAGATATTTCAGAAGAAGAATTGCAAAGAATTCAAGAAATGCCTGGCAACAAACAATATATAACTGGCTGGGGTAATTACGATAACAATACTGTTCAGGTTATGTATTTTGAATACAAAACTTATATGAACCAAGTTTTTAAGTTAAAGATAACTGAAAACGGTTTAGAAAAAATAATAGAAAAAACAGACGAATTTAATCCTCCACCTAATGACGGATTTGAAAGAGTAAGTAGGTCAATAGAAGTTTTATACACTGGCGCTAAGGTGTTAGGAACGAATACTATGCTTAAGTGGCAATTAGCAGAGAACATGACTAGACCATCGGCAGACACTACTAAGGTAGAGATGAACTACGCTATTGTTGCACCTAGAATGTACAAGGGCAAAATAGAGTCTATTGTAAGTAGATGCACAGGTTTTGCAGACATGATACAGTTAACACATTTAAAAATGCAACAGGTGTTATCTAGAATGGTTCCAGATGGAGTATTCTTAGATATGGACGGATTAGCTGAGGTTGATCTAGGTAATGGTACAAACTATAATCCAGCAGAAGCATTAAACATGTATTTCCAAACAGGTTCTATAGTTGGTAGATCACTTACACAGGATGGAGATCCTAACAGAGGTAGAATTCCAATACAAGAATTACAATCATCAGCTAGTGGTCAAAAATTAGCTGCTCTAATTCAAACGTATCAATACTACCTACAAATGATACGTGATGTAACAGGGCTTAATGAAGCTAGAGACGGCAGTTTGCCAGACAAAGACGCTTTAGTTGGTCTTGCGAAAATGGCTGCTAATCAATCAAACATAGCTACTAAACATATAAATCAAGGTAGTTTATATATTGCTTTAAGAATATGTGAAAACATTTCTTTAAAAATAGCAGACGTATTAAGATTTCCTTTAACAGCAAACGCTTTAATAGAAGGTATATCGGTATACAATGTAGAAACTCTTAGAGAGATATCAAATTTAAACTTACATGATTTTGGCATATTCCTAGAATTAGAACCTGATGATGAAGAGAAAGCAGCGTTAGAGCAAAACATACAAATAGCTTTGCAGTCGGGTGGTATAGATTTAGAAGACGCTATAGATATACGTCAAATAAAAAATCTTAAACTAGCTAATCAATTATTAAAGCAAAGACGTAAGAAAAAAATAGAAAGAGAACAAAACCAACAGCAAGCTATGATAGCTGCTCAAGGAGAAGCTCAATCAAGAACAGCAGAGCAAACAGCGCTAGTAGAAACACAAAAGCAACAAGCTTTAACTTCTCAAAAAGTTAGCATAGAACAAGCTAAGTCTCAATTTGAAATGCAAAGAATGCAAACAGAGATGCAAATAAAAGCTCAATTAATGCAGCAAGAATTTGGATATCAAATGCAGCTAGCACAAGTAAAGACTGGAGCAGAAGGTTCTAAAGAAAGTGAAATAGAAAATCGCAAAGACAAGAGGTTAAAGATGCAAGGTACTCAACAGAGTAAATTAATTCAACAACGTCAAAACGATTCTAACCCTGTAGATTTTGAAACCTCAGGAGGAAGTGAACTTGGATTCAACATAGAAGAGTTGATGCCTAAGATTTAATTAATTATATAATATTTTATCATGTCAGAAGAAACAAAAACAAATGAACCTGTTAAGCAGGAAGGTGAGTTTAAAATTAAAAAGAAAACTCCTAAAAAACTTGGACACTTAAGTGGAAACGATCCAGTTAAAGTAGACTTAACAAAACCAGAGGCTACTGGAGATATCACCCCAGACCTTATAAAGGTTAAAGTCCCTAGTGAATTAATCAAAAAAGAAGAAGACAACAATGCCATTCGTATCGGAGAAACAGGAGAAATTCCTGAAAATAAACAAACCGGAGATTTGGTTGAAGTGGACAAACAAATACAAGAGCCCAGCGCGATTGTTGAAGAAGTCTCTCCCATCCAAGAAATAACCGATGAAGAAGTCAAAGAGGTTAAGCAAGAAATAAAAGAAGCTATTAGAGATAAAGAGGTTCTAGGAAAAGCTTTACCTGAAAATGTAGAAAAACTTGTTACTTTCATGGAAGAAACAGGCGGATCATTACAAGACTACGTAGCATTAAACAAAGACTACTCTAAGCTAAATAGCTCAGAAGTATTAAAAGAATATTATCTTAAATCTAAACCACACTTAGAACTAGACGAAATAGCTTTCCTTATGGAAGACAATTTTAAGTTTGATGAAGATGTAGATGAAGACCGTGAAATCCGTAAAAAGAAACTAGCGTTTAAAGAAGAAGTTGCAAAAGCAAAACAATACTTAGAAGGTTCTAAGAGTAAATACTACGATGAGATCAAGTTGAGACCAGGCGTAACTCAAGAACAACAACAAGCATTAAGCTTTTACGACCAATACAAGGCGCAGCAAGAAAAAGCGCAACAACAACACGGTGATTTTAGAGATCGTACTAAAAAACTATTCAACCAAGATTTCAAAGGTTTTGATTTTAATGTTGGAGAAAAAAAATTTAGATATGGTGTTAAAAATCCAGATAAAGTTGCTGAAACCCAGGTGGATGTTCAAAATTTCGTCAGTAAATATTTAGATAAAGACGGGAATATGGTTGATCCAGCAGGGTATCATAAAGCTATGTACGCTGCGATGAACTCTGATAAAATAGCTCATCATTTTTATGAACAAGGAAGAGCTGATGGCATTAAAAATGTTATCACTAATTCCAAAAACCCTACATCAGACAAGCCTAGGCAAGCTGCCGGTGAAGTTTTTATAGGGGGAATGAAAGTAAAATCGATTAGCGGGTTAGATTCATCAAAACTTAAAATACGAACAAAAAAATTTAACTAATTAAAAATTAAAAATTATGGCTTTAAATCCACAGTTTGGGACAATTTTACCTTCTCAAACTCAACAAATTTTACAGCAAAACTATCTTCAATTTGATGGTGCAGCTGGCGGTAACTTTGCTCAGCAATACTTACCAGAGCTTTACGAAGCTGAAGTAGAAAGATACGGTAACAGAACGTTATCAGGTTTCTTAAGAATGGTTGGCGCTGAAATGCCAATGACATCTGATCAAGTAATTTGGTCGGAACAAAACAGACTACATATATCATATGATAATTGTACTATAGCTGCAAACGGATTAGATATCGATGTAACAGCTGGTGGAACAATCGCGGTAACTAACGTTATCTCGCCTGCTTCAACAGTAGTTATTATGGATGATTTTGGTGGTGAAGTAAAAGCATTTGTTAATGCTTCTCAAACTGCTACAGGTATTGTATCGGTACAACCTTATGCATTTACAGATTTACAAGCGGTAGGAGCTACTGGAGCTGGGCTTGTTGGTACTGTAAAAATATTTGTTTATGGTTCTGATTATCAAAAAGGACAAAGTGCTGTTGGTGCTGCGGCTGGAGCTAATGCTATTGCTGCTGCTAACCCTATGGTTACTGTGAATCCTGCATTTACTACTTTCAGTAACAATCCTATTATCGTAAGAAGTCAATACTCTATTAACGGTTCTGACACTGCTCAGATCGGTTGGGTAGAAGTTGCTACTGAAGACGGAACTGGAGGTTACTTATGGTATTTAAAAGCTGAGTCTGAAACAAGATTACGTTTTGAAGATTACTTAGAAATGTCAATGGTTGAAGGTGAACTTAAAACTGCCGCATCTCCTATCGCTGGAGCTGTTGGTGCAGGTATCATTGGTACTGAAGGTTTATTCGCTGCTATTCAAGCTCGTGGAAACGTAGAAGTAGGATTTACTGCTGCTGCTGGTATCGATTCTTTCGATGCTATTCTTAAGAACTTAGATACTCAGGGAGCTATTGAAGAAAACATGTTATTCTTGAACAGAAATACTGCTCTTGATTTTGATGATATGTTAGCTTCTATCTCTGGAGGATACGCTGGTGGAACTGCTTTTGGTTTATTTGAAAATTCAGAAGAAATGGCTTTAAATCTTGGATTCTCAGGATTTAGAAGAGGTTCTTATGATTTCTATAAAACAGACTGGAAATACTTAAACGACGCTTCTACGCGTGGTGCAATGACTGGACCTGCTTCTATTGAAGGAGTATTAGTTCCTGCAGGTACTTCTACTGTTTATGACCAAATTTTAGGTACAAACATTAGACGTCCTTTCTTACACGTAAGATATAGAGCTTCTCAAGCAGATGACAGAAGAATGAAATCATGGCTAACAGGTTCTGTTGGTGGTGCATTTACTTCTACGTTAGATGCAATGGAAGTAAACTTCTTATCTGAAAGATGTTTAGTAACTCAAGCTGCTAATAACTTTGTATTATTCAAAGGAATCTAGAGTAAATTAATGTAATTTTTACCCTCGTTGAAACTACGGGGGTAATTATTACCCTTATTAAATTATTTAATTTTATTATATTATGTCAAAAAAAGAAACACAATTAAAATCAAATGGTTGGGAAATAAAAAATAGAACATATTTTTTAAGAGACTCAACTTCACCGTTAACTTTAACAATACCTGGTAAGCATACTAAAAAGCATCCTTTACTATGGTTTGATAAAGAAACAGGAATTCAAAAAGAATTAAGATACGCTACAAATCAAGCATCTGTATTCGTTGATGAGCAGAAAGGTGAGGCTACTATGGGTCATATAACATTTAGAGACGGGACGTTAACAGTTCCTAAAGAAGAACAAGCTTTACAGCATCTTTTGTCTCTGTATCACCCTTTATTAAACACAAAATATAAAGAACACAAACCACAAGATATAGCTGTTGATCAGTTAGAAGATTTAAACTATGAAATAGACGCTTTAATAGCTGCTAGGGAGATAGATATTGATCATGCAGAAGCTATCATGAGGGTAGAGATTGGATCTAAAGTAAATAGCATGAGTTCTAAGGAGCTTAAAAGAGATTTACTTATATTTGCTAAGCGTAATCCTAGATTGTTTATAGAATTAGCATCAGATGAAAATGTCCAACTTAGAAATTTTGCTTTAAGAGCATCAGAGCTAGGTATAATTTCTTTATCTCAAGATCAAAGAACTATAACATGGGCTTCGAATGGAAGAAAGCTTATGAATATTCCTTTTGATGAAAATCCTTTTTCAGCTTTCGCTGCTTACTTAAAGACAGATGAAGGTGTAGAGGTCTATAAATCTATAGATAAAAAAATGAAATAACAGGTGATTATAATAATGGGTGATCACTTGCGTGGTCACCTAATTATTAAAACAAAAAAAATAAAATGGCAATAAACGTAAACCAAGTTTATCAAACGGTTCTACTTATCTTAAATAAAGAACAAAGAGGGTATTTAACTCCTGATGAATTTAACAAGATATCTACACAAGTACAACTTGAGATATTTGAATCTTACTTTGAAGATCTAAATCAACAATTACGTGTGCCAGACAACGATAGCGAATATAGCGATCGTGTTAAAAATACTCAAGAAAAGATAGCAATCTTTCAAGAATCGGGAACGTGTCCTTACGTTGGCCCGTATTTTAGCACCCCAACAATATCCGGTGCAACAACATCTCAAACATTTACAACTACAACATCTCAACAGTATGTTATAACAAGCATAACTGCTAGCGAACTAGACGCTGGTCAACCTAGCGTTACACTAGAAGACGCTAATGGTGATCAAATATCTTTAGCTGAATTTGTAGATTGGACAATATCAGGAACAACTTTAACTTTAGCAAGTCAACCAACTGCCGGAAGAAACTTAATACTTACGGTGAAAGAATTTGATTTTTACAAAATAGGAACTGTAGTATACAAAGACGAGCACCCTGTTCAATATGTTCAACCAAACGAATTGTTTGAATTAAATCTTTCTCCAATAACTAAACCATCTAGTACTTTTCCAGTATATAAATATAAAGATAGACAAATATATGTTTATCCCACAACTATAAACAAAGACATATCTTGTACTTACTTAAGAAAACCATTAAGTCCTCTGTGGAATTTTACAGCTGTGGCTCCTAATTTTCAATACATATATAACGCAGGTGGATCTGTTAATTTTGAGTTACATCCAGTAGAGCAAACCGAAGTTATACTTAGAATTCTTATGTATGCTGGTGTAATAGTCAAAGACCCTCAATTAATACAGAGCGCTGGGCAACAGATAGCTATAGATAATCAAAACGAAAAACAATAAGCAATGGCTATACAACCTCCAAATAATGGATTAATAACAGAAACTGGGCAACAATATTTTGAAGGTGCCCAAGGTTTTAGAGGCGATGGAGCTAAGCTTTCATTCTTAACTACATTTAACACAGATCTTTTTTTAGGTAATTGGGATTCAAACACTGCTGATTATTCTTTAAATAACTTTAAGATGTATACTAGTACTCAGGGCATACCAGGTACTTTTTCAGAATACCTTACTAGTTTTTCTGTAGTTAACAACGCAATAGTATTTGATGCTGGCTTTGCTCCAGCTAATGGTTTATATATAGTTGTTCAGTTAAAAATACTAACAGGTGGTAAATACGCTACAACACAAGCGGAAAAAGCCTACGGCCAAACAACTGAAGATAATTACGGTAGTTACCAATATGTAAAACTAAACGATATTGTAAACAATTTCTTAGTAGGATATATAGGACAAGGAAAGCTTTTACCAGATTCTAAAAGAACTGATGTTATATTTCATGCAAAACGTGGAATGCAGGAATTTAGTTATGACACTTTAAAAAGTATAAAATCTTCTGAATTAACAATACCAGATGGTTTAACATTAGTGTTACCTCAAGACTATGTTAACTATGTTAAGATGTCTTTTATAGATAACTTTGGAGTTAAAAGACCGTTGTATCCAGCAAACAACTTAACTATCAGTCCTTACAATACACAACTACAAGATTCAGCTGGTATACCAACTCAAGATAATTTTGGTAACGATATAGAAGGTACTTCTATAACTCAAGAAAGATGGCACGAAGCTAATGACTCTTTGATCAATGGCAGTTGGACAATGCAAGACTTCACCAATGATATATGGGCATACAACTGGGATAATCCAAGCGCTTGGTTTGGTGCGAGTCAAGGTCAAATGTACGGCATGGATCCGCAGTTTTCTCAAACAAACGGATGGTTTAACATGAACGAAAGAGAAGGAAAAGTTTCTTTTTCTAGTAACTTAAAAGGAAGACTAATAGTTTTAGAATATGTATCAGATGGTTTAGCTACAGACTTAGATACTAAACTACCTAAATTAGCTGAAGAAGCTATGTACGCTTATATATTGCATGCTATAATTTCTACACGAGCAGGCCAGCAAGAATACTTAGTACAAAGATTAAAAAAAGATAAAAGTTCTAAATTAAGAAACGCTAAAATTAGATTATCTAATGTTAAGCTAGATGAGATAGTTCAAGTGATGCGTGGTAAATCTAAATGGATTAAAAACTAAAAAATGGCAGAAGCTAAAAATACTTTTCTAAAGTCCAAGATGAATAAAGATCTTGACGATAGAATATTACCTAATGGTGAATATAGAGATGCTCTAAATATATCCGTTGGTAGATCAGAAGATAACGATGTAGGTTCATTAGAAAATATAAAAGGTAATTCATTAGTAGCAGCTACCTCAGAAAGCAATAGCAACTTACGTTGTATAGGTAAATTTGAAGACGAAACCGGAAATAGAATATTTCAGATTTTAACTGATTATACTGACCCTGTTTCTAACTGTACTGCTATAACATATCCTACACCTGCTTCGTCGCCAGAGATGAAAATAACTGTACTAGAATTAGACACTAATAACTACAGCACACTTGTTCAAGGTAAGTTTTTAAATTTTGCAAAAAATAAATGTTGGCAAATAACAGGTATAAATTTAGTTGAAAATCTTTTATTCTGGACTGACAACAGAAACCAACCAAGAAAGATAAACGTAGAAACAGCTTTAAACGATAGTAGTTACTACACAGAAGAGCATCAAATATCAGTAGCTAAGTACATGCCTGCTTTACCGCCTAAATTATACAAAGAAGTAGATACAACAGTCGTATCTATATCTAGTTCTAGCGCGTTTAAAGTTGAAGACATCACTGGTATATCCGTAGGTATGACAGTAGTATCTAATACACCGGATAACGTTGGTGGCCAATATATAAATGCTAGTGAATTCTTAAAAGTTGCTAGCATTAGTGGAGATGAAGTAGTTTTAAATGCAGTTCCAAGTCAAACAGTAGTTGTTGGTCAAAACATTAGATTCATAGAAACAACTATGACTAACGAAAGTGGCGATCCAACATGGCCTGGAGACCCTAGTTACTTAGAAGATAAGTATGTAAGGTTTGCTTATAGATTTCAATATGATGATGGTGAATATTCTATAATGTCTCCGTTTACTCAAATAGCTTTTATACCTGAGCAGGAAGGTTTCTTTTTATATGGAAATGAAAACGAAGCTTACGAAAGCAGTATAATAAAGTGGTTTGAAAATAACGTGGATAATATAAAATTAAGAATAGAACTACCAGAGGTAGGTTCTGATTCTACTAAAGGAGGAAACTCTCTTAAGAATATTATAACAGAATACAAGATACAAAACATAGATATATTATACAAAGAATCTAATGGTTTAGTTGTTAAAGTTTTAAAAACTATCAGCGGTACTACTATGGCTTTAGAG